TTGTCGATCCCGAAAGCGCAGGTAGATGAAAACCCATTCGCTGCGCTCCGTAAATGACTATGCGCGCCGGGTTGTCAGTGGGAAGGTGCTGGCTTGCCGGTGGGTGCAGTTGGCGTGCGCCAGGCATCTCGACGACGTAGAGCAGTCTAAAGCCGGGGATTTTCCTTACCGTTTTGACATTGAGCGTGGTCTGGCGCCAGTTCGATTTATCGAGTGTTTGCCACACGTGAAAGGCAGGTGGGCGGCGAAGCGCGAGAAAATCTCGTTAGAGCCGTGGCAGGCGTGGATTGTGGCCTGTCTGTTCGGATGGGTGCGGAAGTCTGATGGTCTTCGGAGGTTTCGCGAGGCGTATTTAGAAGAACCTCGTAAAAACGGCAAATCTATCATCGCAGCAGGCATTGGCCTGTATTGCATGGTCGAGGACGGGGAATATGGCGCCGAGGTCTACTCGGGGGCCACGACTGAGAAACAGGCGTGGGAGGTTTTCCGGCCGGCCAGATTGATGGCGAAGCAGACGCCCGCCCTGATCAATCACTACGGCATTGAGGTCAACGCCTCGAACCTGTTGCGGCTCGAGGACTTTGCGCGGTTTGAGCCGTTGATAGGCAAGCCCGGGGATGGGGCAAGCCCATCCTGCGCCATTGTGGACGAATTCCACGAGCACGACACGCCGGACCTGTACGACACGATGATGACCGGCATGGGTGCGCGAGAGCAGCCCTTGATGCTGGTCATCACGACGGCCGGCGTGAACATTGCCGGCCCATGCTACGAGAAGCGCGTTGAGGTCCAGCGGATGCTCGACGGCAGCGTCCCGGCTGATCGATTGTTCGGCGTCATTTACACGATTGACGAGGGCGACGACTGGAAGAACCGCAAGGTCTGGGCTAAGGCGAATCCGAATATTGGCGTGAGCATTTCGGAGGAATACCTCGAGGCGCAGGTCGAGCAGGCGATTCGCCAGCCGAGCAAGCAGAGCGCCGTGTTGTGCAAGCACCTCAACGTGTGGGCCGGCGCGAGGTCGGCCTGGCTGAACATGGAGCGGTGGCGGGCGTGCGCCGATCCGACGATCACGCGCGAGCGGTTCGGGCGCGACCCGTGTCATATCGGGCTTGACCTCGCGACGCGGATCGACATCGCGGCGCGCGTGGAGTTGTTTCGGCGCACCGTGGACGGGCTGACGCACTATTACTGTGTCCCTACGTTCTATGTGCCCGATTCGGCGCTGCAGGCCGCGAAGAACGCGCAGGCCTATCGCGGATGGGCAACGGCTGGGCATTTGCAGATTGTTGACGGCGACGAGATCGACTTCGCCGGCATCCAGAACGAGATCCTCGAACTGGCGCCGCAGCTCACGCTCACCGACCTGGCGTATGACCCGTGGCAGGCGACGCAACTGGCGCAGGCGCTGCGCGAACAGGGCGTTGATGCTGTCGAGTTTCGCAACACCGTGGCGAACATGTCTCCGGCGATGCGCGAGCTAGAGGCCGCAATTATGTCAGGCCGATTCCATCATGACGGAAATCCTGTGATGTCGTGGATGGCGGCGAACGTAGTGGCGAAGTCCGACGCGAAGGACAACATTTTTCCTCGCAAGGAGCTGCCTGACAACAAGATCGACGGAATCGTCGCGCTACTGATGGCGATTGGTCGCGCGATGCTCGGCGAGCAGGCCGAGCCGGAATATCAACTGATTATCATCGGGGGGCCGCGATGAACCGAGCTTATTCGCTGTTAGACGTCCGCGCGTTCGACGACGCCACGCGGCAAATCGAGGGCATCGCGAGCACGCCGTCTCCGGATCGCTACGGCGATGTCGTCGAGCCGCTCGGGGCGCAGTTCGCGCTACCGATGGCGCTGCTGTGGCAGCACAACGCGGAGAAGCCGGTCGGGACGGTCGAGTTCGCCAAGCCCACAAAATCCGGCATACCGTTCAAGGCGCGTCTCGCGAGGATCGACGAGCCCGGGACGCTTAAGGATCGCGTCGATGAAGCGTGGCAATCGCTCAAGGCCGGCCTGGTGCGCGCTGTGTCGATCGGATTTCGCTCGATTGAGCATTCGTACATGGAATCCGGCGGTGTCCATTTTTTGAAATGGGAGTGGCTCGAGCTCTCGCTTGTAACCATCCCAGCAAACAGCGACGCGGTGATCACCGCGGTCAAGAAGTTAGACCAGCAGCATATCGCCGCGGTAGGCCGTGCTGTCCGTCTGATCTCTCCCGGCGACTCGGGAACCAAACCAATAGCCCGCACGGGCGCGATTCAACTGATCCCGAGGATATACTCATGAAAAAGCTCAGCGACCAGATCCAGGATCTGGAAAACACGCGCGCGGCGAAGGCCGGCCGCATGTCCGACATTACTCAAAAGTCGATCGACGAGGGCCGGTCGATGGACGAGGCAGAAGCGGAGGAATTCGACACCATCGACGGCGAAATCAAGCTGCTGGACGGGGACTTGGTGCGACTGCGCCGCCTCGAACACCTTAATGTCCAGCGCGCCGCGCCGGTCGAGCAGTCCCGTTCGCAGGGCAACGCCAGCGAGCAGCGCAGCGTCAGCCGTCCGGCCATTGGCGCGCCGACGATCATCCTGAACCGCGAACCGGAGGAGAGGTTTGCCGGGCAGAACTTCACCCGCATGGTAATCGCCCGCACGCTGGCGCAACTCGACCGCGATAACCTCGCAACGGAGGCCCGCAGCGCGGTGGAGATCGCTCAGCACCGCTGGGGTGCGACCAACCCGACGCTGGTGAACGTGATCCGCGCATCCGTTGCCGGCCACGGTGCGGGTTCGGGCGAGGCGGGTGCCGAACTGGTGCAGGCGGATGCCCGTTTCACCGGGGACTTCATCGAATACCTGTACGCACAGACGGTCTACAACCGACTGGGACTGCGTGAGGTGCCGGCGAACGTCACCATCAAGGGCCAGGACGGCGCGGCCACTGGGTACTGGGTGGGCGAATCGAAGGGCATTCCGGCCAGCAAGGCGGACTTCTCCACGGTGTCGCTCAGCCCGCTGAAGGTCGCTGCGCTCGCGGTGGCCAGCATGGAGTTGCTGCGCGACTCCACGCCGGCGGCAGAGCAGCTGATCCGTGACGCGCTTGTCGCGGCGGCGGCGCAGCGTATTGACGGCACGTTCGTCAGCGCGACCGCTGCGAGCAACGGGATCAGCCCGGCGGGGCTGCTGAACGGCGTGACCGCGTTTGGCTCGTTTGGATCGGACGGGGACGCGCTGCGCGCGGACATCAAGACGTTGTACGGTCCGTTCCTGTCCGCCTACAACGCAATGGGGCTGACGTTCGTCATGAACCCCGCCACCGCGAAGGCCATCCAGCTGATGACCAACGCACTTGGGCAGACCGAGTTCCCCAACATCACCACCACGGGCGGCACGCTGCTCGGCGATCCGGTGGTCACGGGGGACAACGTCAACGCATCGCACCTGATCCTGTGCAAGCCGAGCGACATCTGGCGCATCGGCAGCATGGGTATCGAGGTGTCGCTGTCGCGCGATGCGACGATCGAGATGGCGACGGACCCGGCTGCGGCATCGGATACCCCGGTTGCTCAGGCGAACTACCCCGTCTCGATGTTCCAGACGGCATCGGTTGCGCTGCGGGTCATCATCCCGATGAACTTCGCGAAGCGCCGCACGCATGCGGTCCAGTACATCAACGAGGCGAACTACGGTAACACCGTCTCCAGCGACTGATTCCGCCTGGTGGGCCGCGGGCGAGCGCGGCCATTTTTTTTGCAGAGGTGCCCATGAACCTGATCGCGTCCAGACCGTTTCCGTACCGCGGGTCGCGGCTCAGTGCGGGGCAAGAATTCACCGCCAACCGCCGGGACTCCCGGGTGTTGGTTGCCATCGGCTACGCCACGGCGCGAGTCGGCCCCGAACCGGACCCAGAACCGGACCCAGAACCGGAACCTGTGCAACGGCGCACGTATCGGCGCCGTGACATGCGCGCGGAACAGATCGAGGGCGTGTGATGCGATTGCTCGGATTCGAGATCACCCGCCGCAAACCGCCCGTGGTCACGAAGGCGCTGGCGCAATCCGTTCAGGACCGCGGTTGGTGGTCCA